CGAAGAGGATGCAGATTTCAGAAATGAGAATTTCACTTCAGCACGATTCTCTGAGGTGTGGGAAAGGATTTCATCCAGTTTATAAACTGGCACACATAACCCCCATTCGTTTGAGTGGGGGTTTATTATTAGTAAGTACTCAACCAAAACATTCTTAAAAGAAATGGCAACTCAAACACCTGAGCAAAAGTACCGCAAACTTTATGAATCACTTTACCGCCTTTGTGAGAAAGAAGGTTGGGGTGATCCGTTCTCTTATGCTCGTTCCCGTGAGATTCACATGGCAGGATTGCTTGGACATCGTGTCGCTGATGATTACAGTGGTGCTGACGGGTATGATGACGAAGGAGGTTGTGAGTATAAGTCAACTATTGGTAATAAGATTAACGCCACTTACAATGGTATATCCGTGCAGGATACATGGGAAGAGCAGGAGCGTTATGTTGTGGAGGAAAAGATCGGCAACTATCGCAACCATTATTATGCACGGTACGAAGGCGGCAAGGTTGCAGAGGTTTGGAAACTCAAGTACTGGGACGTACTTAAACTTATTCTCCCATCTGTTAAAAGACAGTATCAGAGAATTTCTGCGGGTACTTCGCAGCGTAAGGATCCCCGTATTGGTGTTACCATATCAGCATCCCAAATTCGTGAGTGTGGTGTGCAGGTTATTTAACTGGCACACCCTGAGTGGTAACTCCTCTCTGAGTTGCTATACTAACATTGTTCAACCAAAGGATTCACTAATGCAACTCCTCAAACTCGGCACTAATCAAACTGAGATTACACTTGCCGATGGACACAAAGTTTTCTTCTCCTACAATACGCCCGTAGCGTGTCAGACACCTGACTACGAATACTACAGAACAGAGCGTAAGTGGAGCGTAACCACCAGTCGCCACATCAACAAATGGTTAGACGGGGTTAATGCTAAGGTAATGCCACAGGATTTCTTCAACACCCTGACCGCTAATTAAACTGGCACAACATGGGTTGCGGTTGCCCTCTCAACCGCCTATTATTAACTTATCAGATTTGATCTAATGTCTTTTCCACGTTTCGACGACTACCTCACAGATGATGCAATCGCAGCACTCATGGAGGACGCCATCTCTGAATCATTAACAGAGGAAACAAAGCAGGACTTAGAATCGTATCTGAAATCTACAAACGATTTTTAACAAATGACTCAAGTCACTTTGAAAAACACTAAGGCACAAATCTTTGATGCCTTACAAAATGTTAAGGATGTAAAAGAAGAGCGTAACGCCCTTGCTATCCTTAGTATAATACTTTTTACAACCACTTGCCTTTTTTAAATGCAACCTCTAACAGATGACATCTACGAAGCACTTCAAGAAGGTTATCGTAGGCAAACCGAATTAGTTTTGATTGATTCACATCAGAGGGTTATAAACGGATCACACCGAACCCCAACCCGAAGAACATCAATCTTAAACGATTATTAAGAGTTATCAAACCCCCTTCACAGGGGGTTTTTATTTGGTATAATAAAAGAGTAATAAGCAACCATTCAAATGAGTACTGCAAACCACGAAGCACTAATGGAAATGTGCCACGATGAAGCGTGGGAAGAGTTCCGCCTTCATAACCAGTTAACTGATGATGAATTAAATGAGTTATGCTGGAGGCAGGAATCAGGAACATTAGTTGCGATAGAGCGTAAAGCACAGCAAATGTTTGAGGATAGATGCCAGTAAACAAACTGGCACACGGAACCCCCAAAAGGGGGTTTTCTGTGTGTATAATAAGTATATGAACAATTTTAATCAAACCGCTTTCAATCCTTCTTTCCCATACACCGTGGTATGCCCTTCTGCTCCTTTTGAGAATACAATCAAAAAATCATTAGATGAGTGTTGGGGTTTATGCCTTGGGTTATCCGAAGAGTACGGATACGCTGCTGTATATTACGGCAAGTGCCTAATGGGTGAGTACACCAACGGACAGTAAGAGAACTGGTCCACCCTTGCCCCATTCGTGGGGTGGGGGTTTTATAATATTAGTATACCAAACAAATTCGTTATGAACTCAACTCCATTCGGTTTAACAGTTAAGAAAACGGAAGTAGAAATCAACGGTAGAGTTTGGAAGGTCCAACGCCTTAGAACTGCACACGGTGCGAAGGCAAATAAGTGGGTGAATCAGATTAAGGGTGGCAGCAGCAGAGTGAGGTGTGCTTCTAATAATGGCATCACATCCAACACTACCGCCACCGCCTTGGGGGACGTTCGTTAAGGGCAGTCCATTCGTTCGTGATTTGGCAGGGGTTCGTCGCCCCCGCCCCCCCGTTTAAAAATCACTAACTACCCTAACCTACAAAGTGTTACGGAAGCGAGAGATCTCTAAAACACATAATGCTTTCCAAGAGGATCCAATTTTTTTTTCTCATGTCAAAACGCCCTCACAGGTTTGCTCTTGCAAAACAATAGGAATTGATATATAATGTCAAAGACAGAATCGTTGGTATGCAAAAAAATTCCGAAGAAGAAAAATTTCCAATAGAAGTTGATACAGTTACTGGTGAATATTTTGTAAGAATACCTGAATGGATAGTAAATGATCAAGGATGGTTTGAAGATACTGAATTGAGTTTCAAGATGGATAGAAACCTAATTTTTATAGAAGAGGCATAAGCATGAAGACCTATCACATATACTTAAGAGGAGAATGCCTCTTTAAAGACTTAGATGATTATGAGTTTAGTATTATATGGGATAGGATATACAAGTCATACTTTAGAGAAGAACTTACCTATGAGATGGTAGAGTATGATGATAAGAGTTTAAAAGACCTACTACAAGATTCCAGTTATTAACTAATGAGCCACTTTGAAGTATACGATGATTTTTTACCAAAAGATTACTTTGATCATCTAGACAAACAGATATTACATACAAATCAGTTTCGATGGATGTTTCAAGAGAAGGTAGCAACTAGTGAAAGTAATGATGATCCAAATGATGAGCAGTTTTACTTTATCTGTAGTTTCTATAACAACTTAAACGTAGAGGATAATTTTTATTATCAATTACGACCAATCTTTGATGAACTTAAAGTCAAGTCGATGATTCGTGCAAGAGCTATCATGTATGTGAATCAGGGTAAACTGATTAAACATGCACCGCACATCGATATGGGTTATAGTCATAAAGCAGCATTAATCTATATGAATACGTGTAATGGATACACAGGTATGGTGGATGATGATTGGGAGAGACCTGATGAGGATTTGTATAGTGTTGATAAGACTAAGTTTGATGGGGTGAGATATACGAAGATGGAACAAGATAATCGTGTAGAGAGCGTTGCCAATCGTTTATGTTTACACGATGGTAGTGTGCCTCATTATAGTACTACATGTACTGATGCCCGCAAGCGTCTCGTACTTGCAATTAATTATTTCTAATGAACGTTATTACAACCTTTTCTATGCCGCCCGTATGTGCCTTTGATTATAAGGGTGATATGCAAGCGATTATTGATGTGGCAAAGGAGTTAAAGTACAATAGCGACGGAACCAACTCGAAATCACAGGATAAGCATGTATTGGATAAGTTACCAGAATTAGAAGCGTTCTGTAATGAATGTTGTTTAGAGTATCAAAGAGAGATATGTGGTGCGAATAGTGGCATTACAATACAGCAATCTTGGGTGAATATTAACTATACTGGGGATAGTGCCGAGTCACATTGGCATAGTAATAGTTACTTGAGTGGTGTGTTTTATATTGCTTCTAATGCTAAAGATGGTTCTCCTATTCGTTTTCATAGTGCCTTGCGTGGGTTTGCGTACTATCCAAATGAAGGAAGATGGGGATATGATGAGGATGGTGAGATGAATCCATATACATCATCAACATGTGATATAGCATCAATACCTACGAAGTTATTGATATTCAGTTCCTTATTACCTCATAGTGTACCTTTGAATGTGTCAAAGGATGCAAGAGTGAGTTTATCGTTTAATACAACACCTACTTTACCCTTTGGTGATGAAAACCGCCTGAATAGAATTACTTGACTTTTACTATATAATCCAATATAATATGATGGTAATTACAAATCATTATGGCAAAAAAGGGATTTACAGTAAAAGCGAAATCTCCTGTTGTTAAGAAAGAACCTGAGTGGGATTTTGATAAAGCAAAGGAGTTAGTTAAAGGTAAAACAGTTGTATTCTGTTTACCAGGAAGAGGAGTATCATATGCGTTTTTGAAGAGTTTTGTACAATTATGCTTTGATTTGGTTCAAAGTGGTGCTTCGATACAGATATCACAAGACTATTCATCTATGGTTAACTTTGCACGTTGTAAGTGCTTAGGAGCAAATGTTCTACGTGGACCTGATCAAAAACCTTGGGACGGACAGTTGAACTATGATTATCAACTATGGATTGATAGTGATATTGTATTCAATACAGAGAAGTTCTGGCAATTGATTCTAATGGATCAGGATATCGCTGCTGGTTGGTATTGTACAGAAGATGGTAAGACTACTTCTGTTGCACACTGGATGGAAGAGGATGATTTCCGTTCAAATGGTGGTGTAATGAACCATGAAACAATCGAAAGCATTAGTAAGCGTAAGAAGCCTTTTACAGTTGATTATACTGGATTTGGTTGGACATTAATTAAGCACGGTGTATTTGAGCACGAAGAACTTAAGTATCCTTGGTTTGCTCCTAAGATGCAGGTATTTGAATCAGGTGAGGTTCAGGATATGTGCGGAGAGGATGTTTCTTTCTGTTTAGATGCAAAAGAAGCAGGTTTTGATATCTGGTGCGATCCTCGTATTCGTGTTGGACATGAAAAAATGCGAGTTATATAGTATTTTTGAGGGTGATAAACTTCTTTATGAAGATCTCACCCAAGACGAATACTTTAGTGCTATGGAGGACCTTGCATATGAATTTTATGACAACGGTTCTCATCACCCAAATAATTTACGAACTGAAATTAAAAGCAACTGATTATGGCAATTAAAAAAGGACTTGGTGGTAACGTTTTCGTAGAAGCAATACCCAAAAAGACTCGACAGGGTAACGGTAAGCATACCAAATATGCTGCTACTTCTCGAAACAGAGCAAAAAAAAGATCAAGAGGGCAAGGGAGATAAATCAATCTCCCTTTTTTAGTATAAATAAAGGGAGATAATACTAAATAAACACATTTAGATGGCAGTTCAACGCACATCACAATCCTTTAAAGATATTAGTTTATCCTTTAAACCACATCCAGTGACGAAGGATCTTCCTATATTGAAGAATGAACGTGCAATTGTGCGATCTGTAAGGAATTTAGTAGAAACAATCCCAACAGAAAGGTTTTTTAACTCGAATTTAGGGACTGACATACGTGGAAGTCTCTTTGAAAACTTCTATCCAACCCTAACTAAGGTGATAGGGGATCAAATTAATGAGACTATTGCCGTTTATGAACCCAGAGTTGAGAATTTAAGGGTGGAGATAGACGAATACGTCGATTCAAACGCTTTTAATGTTACGATTATCTTTGATATTAGAGGATTAGCAGTACCTACGCAATCTTTCGACTTTCTATTAGAACCAACGAGATAATATGCCTTTTACACAGTTTACAAGTTTAGATTTTGACGAAATTAAGGCTCAAATAAGGGCTTATATTCGTTCAAACAGTAATTTTAGTGATTTTGACTTTGAAGGATCGAACTTTTCAGTCTTAATTGATACTTTAGCGTATAATACTTACATTAATGCATTTAATGCAAACCTAGTTGCGAACGAATCCTTCTTAGATTCAGCAACTATTAGAGAGAATGTTGTTTCTCTTGCAAGAAATATTGGTTATATACCCCGTTCAAAATCCTCTGCAGAGGCATCAGTTCATTTTGATGTACAAACTGACTCAACTGAACCTATACTCTACTTAAAACCAGGTTTAGTGTGCGTAGGAGCAGCAAATAACACTACATATAGGTTCTCAGTCTCTCAACCATTACATGCTGCCATTAAAAATGGTGTTGCATCCTTCGGAACTGCTGAAGATCCCGTTTCTGTCTTCCAAGGAACAGTATTAGAGGTACAATTCTTATCAAATAATAGTATAGATCAGAGATTTTTACTTCAAAACCCTAATATTGATGCTTCTAGCATTAGAGTATTTGTATCTGGACCTTCAGATACTGGTATGGGTAGAGAATATTCCATGATTGATAATATTCTCAATATTAATAAG